TTTAAGAAAAAGGAGCGGCGGCTGTTTCTGTCAATTGTTCCCGGTTGTTGCGTGCGTTTGGTTGTCATTTGTATTGTATTGTATTTCCCCTAGAAGGGGAATACAATACAATACAAACGCAACGCCTGCAATGCAACTGTACAATCACAGAGTGCAGGCAAATAGACTACTTGACAAGAACATGCGCAGTGTGATAAAATAGTGCAAAGAGCAAGAGCGTGAGGAGGTGTAGTATGGCGTATGTAGATTTCCCCAACAACAGCAAGGGCATAAACGACCGCAAGGCTTTCTGGCTGTCCCCTGACGGAATCCTATTAATCAGCCAGTGGCGCAGGGAGGGTGTGCCCCTCGAAGAGGTCGCCCTGACGTACATCGGGGTATCAGCTGCAACCCTGTGGAGATGGACCAAGCAGAGCAGCGATTTAGCGACTGCCCTCGGCATATCTAAGGACGTGACGAACGGCAAGGTGGAGCAGGCGCTGTTAAAGCGTGCGCTCGGGTACGAATATGACGAGATTACCCGCGAGTTAGTCGAAGGTGAGATGCGGACGACAAAGGTAATTCGCAAGCATGTGTCGCCTGACGTTAAGGCATGTCTGAGCTGGCTCTTCTCCCGCAGACCGGATAGATGGCGGGCAATTCAAGACCCCCTCGATACTGACGCGGCAGCCGTGGATATGGCTAAGCGAATGATGGTAACGATTAAGAAAGCCGCAGAAGAGGTTTCTCCCGTGGCTTCCGTTGCACAGGACGATACCGACCCCACCGAGGGTACGGGTGGCAAGTGATACCTTAAAGAAGCGCAAGAGAAACGCCAAGGAAGCGATGCGCATTAGACATTTAATAGAGGAGGCGACAGGCGTTGGACACGTCAATACAGATTAGCCCCAAGCAGGCTGAGTATATCCAGAACGCTAATTGCCGCTGGAACATAAAGATAGGAGCGACGCAGTGCGGCAAAACCTTTATCGACGTTCAGTACGTCATACCCCACCGGATTGTTGAGAGGGCAGGCAAAAAAGGGCTGAACGTTATTCTTGGAGTGTCCAAGGAAACTATTGAACGAAATGTGCTGGAACCCATGCGAGATATCTGGGGTGAGCAGTTGGTGTCGCAAATAAACTCCCGAAATTTTGCGACCATTATGGGCGAAAAGGTGTACTGCCTTGGCGCTGAAAAGGTATCGCAGGTGTCGAAGTTACGAGGCGCAAAGTTTAAATATGTCTATGTCGATGAAATAGTGGATATCAACGCCGATGTGTTTCAGCTGCTGAAATCCCGACTGTCGCTGCCGTACTCGGTGTGCGATGCATCGGGAAACCCGTCATATCCCACGCACTTTATCAAAAAGTTCATCGACAGCAAAGACAAGGGCGTTGATGTATACTGCCAGCAGTGGACTTTATACGACAACCCTTTCCTTAGTCCCGGATACGTTCACGCGCTTGAATCTGAGTATGATGGGACAGTATTTTTCGACCGGTACATTCTCGGCAAATGGACGCAGGCAGAAGGACTTATCTACCCCATGTATCTGAATGCCCTCGAAGAGGCTTCTCCTGACCCCGTGGAGGTATGTGCCGACCGATACGCCCTTTCTATCGACTATGGCACACAGAATGCGTTCGCGGCTCTTCTGTGGGCTAAGAAAGGCATGACGTGGCATGCTATCAGTGAGTATTACTATTCAGGTAGGGACGAGGGGTCAATGAAGACTGACGACGATTATCTGCAGGAAATGGAAGAGTTTGTCGCAGGTATAGTGGGGGTTTCGCAGCAGTCCATACTGACGATAATAGACCCCTCTGCTGCTTCCTTTATCGCCGCTCTGCGCAAGAGCGGTAAATTCAGCGTCCGTAAGGCGGATAATGATGTAATGAACGGCATACGCGACACGGCGAACTGCCTGAAAAAGGGCAAGGTCAAAATATCGTCCGGGTTGACCAACTGGCGCAAGGAAGTTGAGGGCTACGTCTGGGACAAGAAAGGGGGCGAAGACCGCCCCATCAAGGTCAACGACCATTTGATGGATTCTATGCGGTATTTCGTGAGAACTATGCGGCTGGCTAAGTCCGGCGGCGAATACAAGTCGCCATTCGGCGGCTGAAAGGAGAATTATGCTTTTAACCTATCAGGACTTTGAAGAATACAAGCAGCGAGGCGATACGAGCGGATTTATCCGCATCGCAATCGAAAACCACCGCGCCAGCCCCATGTTTGCGGACGCAATAACAGCTGACGCGTATGACCATCAGCGCAACGTGACTATCCACGAGTACGTGCAGCGGATATTTACCATTGCGGGTGAACCTATTGAGGACTTTACCGCAAGCAACAACAAAATCGCGAGCAATTTCTTCCATCGCCTCAATACACAGAGGTGCACATACTCGCTCGGAAACGGCATATCTTTCCAGAATGACAGCATCAAAGAGAAGTTGGGTTCTGACTTCGACACGCAGCTTTGGGACCTCGGTTTCAAAGCGCTGATACACGGCGTGTCTTTCGGATTCTGGAACGTGAACAAACTGTACGTGTTCCCGCTGACCGAATTTGTGCCGCTGTGGGACGAATATGACGGTACCCTCAAGGCGGGTATAAGGTTCTGGCGGTTAGCCCCCGACAAACCTACAACAGCTATACTTTACGAGATTGACGGATATACAAGATACAAGTCGGTCGACGATGAAAGTCTGGCGTTCAAGGTGGAGCAGGAGCAGCGGGCGTATAAGACCAAGATATCCTATACCCCCGCTGGCGGACCTGAGGTGGTAGGTGTGGAAAACTATTCCTCGCTGCCGATAGTCCCTCTGTGGGGTAGCAAACTGCACCAGTCAACCCTCGTGGGTATGCGCGAAGCTATTGACAGCTATGACCTTATCCGCAGCGGGTTTGCGAACGATCTTACCGACTGCAGCGAGATTTATTGGATTATCTCTAACTGCGGGGGTATGGAGGCTGAAGACCTCGCTAAATTCCGCGACAGACTGAAGATAAACCACATCGCCAATGCGGACGAGGGCGAAGTTACCCCCTACACGCAGGACATACCCTACCAGGCAAGGAAGCAGTATCTCACCGACATCAGGGCAGATATATACGAGAACTTTGGCGGACTAGACGTGCATACCATTGCTGCGGGCGCTACAAATGACCATATCGACGCGGCGTACCAGCCCCTTGACGAAAATGCCGACGACTTTGAATACAACGTTATCGAGTTTGTGCAGCAGGTACTGACGCTTATGGGTATTGACGCGGTGCCGATTTTTAAGCGCAACCGTATATCCAACCAGAAAGAGCAGACCGAAATGGTGCTGCAGGCGGCGCAGTATCTCGACGAGGAAACGGTAATCAGCAAGCTACCATTCATTACCCCCGACGAAATTAAGGCTATACTGCGTAGAAAGGACACCGAGGACGTTGACCGCATGACGCGCGGAGAACCCACGGAAAGCCCTGAAGAGGCACAGGAGCAGGTACCCGTACCTGTGGGCGCGGAGAGCGAAGAGGCGTAACGGAAAGCAAGAGAAAAGCCTTTCTGGAGGTGAGAGCGTGTGGATATCAACAAGCAGAATGACAAGGAAGTTGAAAAGCTAGAGAAGAAGCTGCGCAAGGTATACCTGCAGGCGCAGGCAGACACGCAGGCAAAGATGGAAGACTATCTGCAGCGATTTGCGACAAAAGACGCAATCAGGCAGGAGCAGGTAAAGCAGGGCAAAATCACGCAGGAGCAATATCTTGAATGGCGCAAAGGGCAGATTGCTGTGGGCAAGCAGTGGCAGGACAAGGTTGACGCGCTGGCAACTGACTATACCAACGCAAACAAAATAGCCATGGATATGGTACAGGACGACATGGCGGGAACCTTTGCCACAAACCACAACTATGCTGCCTATCAGCTGGAACACGACACCTCGCTTGACTTAAGCTTCACGTTATACGACCGATACACGCTGAAAAATTTGGTCGCCAAAGACCCTGACCTGCTGCCGCTTCCCTCCGTAGACATACCCAAGGATTTACGCTGGAACAGGCAGAAGATAAACTCGGTCATTACACAGGCAGTATTGCAGGGCGACAGCATTCCGAAGATAGCGCAAAGCCTCCGCAGGGTAGCTGACATGAACCACTCGGCAGCCATACGAAATGCTCGCACTTCTATGACTGCTGCGCAGAACGCGGGCAGGGTAGAGAGCTACAAACACGCCCAGGACATGGGTATTGACATGCAGCAGGAATGGCTTGCTACTCTCGACGGACGCACCCGACATTCGCACAGGCAGATGGACGGCGAAAGGATAGCAGTCGCTAAGGATAAATGGCACCCCGCCAAATTCTCTAACGGGTGTCGGTATCCGGGCGACCCCCAAGGTCCAGCATGGGAGATATACAACTGCCGCTGCACATTAGTTGCTGCAGTTGAGGGTATCGACCAGTCAGACGCTCCACGAAATTCAAAACTGGAGGGCATGAGCTATGACGAGTGGAAGAACGCGCACAAGGCTACACCCCCGCAGATTGTAACCCCCGCTGCACCTCCTACACCTGCACCCGTTTACATGCAGGGTGTCCGTCGCGCTTTGGGTAACGACTACGCCAATGCTATGGAAACCCTGCTTAACTTTACCGAAGAACCGGACGTCGAAGACCTCTACCACAAGTACGGTGATAGGCTTGACGCAGTTGACGATCCCACCATGTCTACGGGTGCACTTTTCAACCCTCGGGACGGTAAAGTGTACATGAACACCAAAAGAACAGTTGACGGTGATGATTTCCACAAACCGTATCAAACAGCCTTTCACGAGTTTGGGCATAACATCGACCGACTTGCTGGATTGGACGCTAGGGGCAAGTATAAGTACATTTCGGTAGACTACGGGGACGGTAAACTCGACAAAACCATCAAGTCCGACTGGAAGCAGTTCAAACTTAACGCCTTTAAGGAAACCCCCCAGGCATACCTATACACTGTCGATGATTCGCCCGAGGCGCTCGAAAAAAGTTTCCGTATAGCCCTTCGTGGAGCAGACAAAGGGGACGGAAAGTACTTCGCCATGTCGCGTGATTTACGCGACGGTAAGCTATCTTTGAACGATATAGTGGGCGACAACAAAGTTATGGGTGACGTGCTAGACTACATAAGTGAAAGTGGCTTAGGTAAAGATGCAGACGAGGTTACAATAAGTCTGTTGAAAGGCGAAAAAATGCCTCTGTCTGAATGCGGTAACATATCTGACGTTATCGAATTTTGCACTCGTAAAGAGTATCCACTCGGCATAGGTCACAGTGCAAGTTACTGGCAGGGCAATGATGTAGCAGGAGCCAAGGAATTTTTCGCGGAAACCCTTGATAGCAAGGTCGCAAATCCCAAAGCGCTCGCTCAAATGCGGCGCGTGTTCCCGAATGCAGTAAACGTGGTTGAAGAGATAGTCGCCAAGGAGGTGGGCAAATGACACGAGAAGAGGCAATTACAGCTTACACCGAAAAATTTGGTGGGTTTCCATACTTCCTCATGATGGGAGCGTCAGATGAAGCGGTGGTTGAAGCGGTCAAGAAAGCGCTCAAGTCAGGTAAGGAAATTGAACCCGAAGAGGGTATGATATACTAATCGCAGAAGAGGCGCTTCTCTTGCGTTCCGTGGGTATGTTCGTATCAGGGGGTACAAGAGGACGTGTATACCCATCAACATGCAAGGGAACGTAAAGGAAGTACCAAGGAACGCATTCTACGGCAGGAGGTGAATAACGATGGCTGACTTTGAAGTTGAAGACCATACCGAAGAGGTGCTTGACGGCATTAGACAAGCAAAGGCACGGGCACTGGAGAAAATCGGACTGGCTGCCGAGGGTTATGCAAAACGGCTATGCCCTGTCGACACAGGTAGACTGCGCAACAGTATAACGCATGATACCGATGATGAAGCTGCTTACATCGGTACGAACGTGGAATATGCAGTATATGTGGAGATGGGAACAGTTAACACGCCTGCGCAACCATATCTGAAGCCCGCTGCAGCTGACCATATAGAGAGGTATCGGAATATACTGAAAAGCGAGTTGCAAGGCAGCGAATAGCTGTCAAACGAACCGCTTAATCACTGACAATACAAGTAATTGCAACTGTCAAAGGGTCAACCACCGAGAAGCCGCTTCGGAGTTGACCCTAACGTTTATTTGTAGCAATACAAATCAACTACAAGTGTCAATTTCGCGGCTGTTAGTTTGTCATTTGTATTGTATTGCACACCCCTTTAGGGGTGCAATACAATACAAATGAAAAACAGCTGACAATGAAAAGATGCAAATAAATGCATTGACAAATGCATGCGCGACATGGTATAATAATAGTAACAAAGAGCAATCTGAACGGCGATAGACTGCCGCCGAGAGAAAGGAAGATTACCGATGGCATTAACCAAGGCGTCAATCAAGGAGATACTCAGCAAGGCGGGGACCCCTGCCGAGGGTATGGGTGACGCAATCGACGCAATACTTGATGGACATGTGACATCAATCAACGCACTGCGCGAGGACATCACCAAGTACAAGGAAGACGCAGAAAAGCTTGCAGACGTCCAGAAAGAGTTGGATACACTGAAAGCCACACACACAGACGAATGGGAAGCCAAGTACAACGCGGAGCATGAAGCATTCGAACAGTACAAGGGTGAGATGGCAGCAGAAAAGGCGCTGACAGTCAAGAAGACTCTCTACACTAATCTGCTGAAAGAGCAGCACGTGGACGAAAAGCGGCTCGCGGCAATACTGAAAGTTACGGACTTCAACAGCATGACTGTAAAGGACGGTAAACTTGCGGACACAGACAAACTCGCCGAAGCGATCAAAAATGACTGGGCGGGTTTCATCACGTCAGACCATGTTGACGGCGCAAACGTCGACACGCCTCCGGGCAATAACACTGCCATGACAAAGGCTGATTTCGAGAAAATGCCGCTCTCCAAGCAGATGGAATACGCTAATGCTAACGCAAGTACCGTATCGGCTTTCTACAAGAACAAGGAGTAAACTATGGGAGCTTTTAACTCAAAGATCTTCAATGCCGAGGTGTTCGGTAGATACCTCGAAACCGTCCCCCGCGTGAAGCAGAATGCATTCATTAAGGCAGGTATACTGCGCAGCAGACCTGACCTTAAGCCTATGCTGACTGAGCAGACGGGCGGTAATTTCATCAGCATACCCATGACGGGACGCATCGGCGGCGACGCGCAGAACTACGACGGCAACACCGATATCACTGGCGGTACCCTTGACACGTTCCTGCAGTCCATGATAGTGGTCGGTCGCGCTAAAGCGTGGGAGGAAAAGGACTTCTCCAAGGACATGACCGGACATGACTTCATGGAAGATATCGCCCGGCAGGTAGCAGACTACTGGGACGACGTAGACCAGGCTACTATCCTGTCTACCCTCAAGGGTATCTTCGGCGTAACCGCAAACAGCTTCAACACTAAGCACACGCTGGACATTACTGGTAACACTGACGATGCTGCAATGGTTGGTGCAACCACGCTGAACACTGCAATCCAGCAGGCAGTCGGCGACAACAAGAACCTGTTTACCATGGCAATCATGCACTCTACAGTAGCCACACATCTGGAGAACCTGCAGGTGCTTGAATACTTCAAACAGACTGACGCTAACGGCGTTCAGAGGTCTGTGGGGCTGGCGACATGGAACGGCAGAACCGTTCTTATCGACGACGATGTGCCCACAGAGGAAGTGCCTGAGAGCGGCGAATCCCCGAACGTTGTCCCTGCTTACACTAAGTATACGACTTATATTCTCGGACAGGGCGCGTTTGATTACTGCGACTGTGGCGCGACGGTACCCTCCGAAACATGGCGTGATCCCAAGTCCGCAGGTGGCAAGGAAATGCTGATTACCCGTCAGCGTAAGATATTTGCGCCTAAGGGTTTCAGCTTCGTGCAGCCCACCTCGGCTATCGTTTCCCCTACTAACGAGCAGCTGGAAACAGCGGCACGCTGGACTGTAGTGAAGAACTCCGGTGGTACGGGCTTTTACGACAACAAGGCTATCCCCTTTGCGAGAATTCTCAGCAAGGGCTAAATAGATAGCAATATCGAAAGGCGGCGAGAAAGATGCTCACAGAAATGTGTATGGAATGCAAAAACTGGTTTACCCCCAAGGGTGGCAAGCACGGCGGAACATTTACTATCGAGAGCAAAAGCATCTCGCCGCTTGATTTTATTCTCGACGGTCAATACTTTCGGATAGTCGGCAGCTGCTTCAACGATGGTATCTACAAGAACGAATCGTCCAACCTTGCTGCCCTCGTTGACGAGGTGTTTGACGGGCAGATATGGGCGATGAACGTTCCTCCGGCGTTCGTTGCCCTGTCTACCGAAATCGAAGAGTATTGCAAGAAGTACGAGAGTGAAACTTCGCCATTTACTTCCGAATCTTTCGGGGGTTACAGTTACACTAAGGCATCTGACGCGGGTATACCGCTGTCGTGGCAGAAGATATTCGCTAACAAGTTGAACTTGTGGAGGAAGATATAATGTCGCTGTTATCTGAAAGTATGACTAGCTGCGTTTTTCTAAACAAGAATAAAGTATCCGACGGCGAGGGTGGGTATACCGTTTCGTGGACAGAGGGTGCACAGTTCGAAGCTGCGATAGTCTTTGACAGCTCCATGGAGGCACGCGCGGCAGAAAAGGCGGGGGTTACTTCGCTGTATACCGTTTCCGTCCCCAAGGGGCTATCCGTGGAGTATCATGACGTGTTCAAGCGGCTGTCTGATGGTAAAGTCTTTCGGGCGACGTCAGACGGTGACGATAAGAAAACCCCACAGTCAGCGTCATTCCAGATTTCTCAGTTCACAGCCGAGGAGTTTGAACCCTCTACGCAGACATGAGGTGACACGGCATGACTAAGGCTGCTGCATTGCACAGTTTCTTCAGTGGGTTTGGGCTGACGGCATACGAAGAAAATTCAGTTCCTGACGACGCCGTTTTCCCTTACATCACCTACAGTTTAACTACAGACAGTTTTTCCGACTACCCCTCAGCGCTGACAATTTCGCTCTGGTACCGCTCCACAAGCTGGAAAGCGATTAACGCAAAGTGTGAAGAAGTGTCAGCAGCTATCAGTTACGGCGGGCAGCTCATTGACTGTGACGGAGGGCGGATATGGATAAAAAGAGGTCAGCCGTTCGCAAACTCAATGGGGGATACGAGCGACGACCAAATCAAGAGAAAGTTAATTAACCTTTCTGTTGATTACTTGACATTAAACTAAAGAAAGGAAATGGAAATGTCACGTAAATTTACGGTAATTCCTGAAAAGACGTTTGACGACCTGCAGCTTGACGCAGGCGTTCTTCTGAAGACATTCGATCCGTCTACAGCGGTGGCTCCACAGGACGCAAATATTATCTGCGCCACAACTGGTGGTATAAATGTTTCATGTGTACCCACATATTCAGACCTCGGCGAGGACGTGGACAACTGCCCCACCAACATGAAAGAACTGAAACACCTCGATGGCTGGGAATGTAAGATGTCATTTACCGCACTCGGAACGTCACCCGCTGCAATCAAGCTGGCGCTTGGTGCTGCCGATATCGGTTCGCCCGACACAACTAAGATAACCCCGCGCAAGGACCTGAACCAGGCTGATTTCTCCGACATATGGTGGGTTGGTGACAAGGCAGACGGCGGCATGGTTGCGATACAGCTGAAGAACGCACTCTCTTCTGGTGGGTTCACGCTGCAGACCACAAAGAACGGTAAGGGTCAGATTTCTGTCGAACTGACTGGTCATGTATCTATCAACGAGCAGACTGTTATGCCGATGGTCTTCTACTCCACAAATGCGACAGACACACAGACAGCAGACGACCAGGGAGGATAAATATGAAGCTTTCTGAACTTTCGACGGACCGCGCAGCTGACGTGCTGTGCGAAATCAGCGTGTACCTTACCCATATCGTTTGTGATGATGAGTTGACGGGAGAGTTGAAAGAGAATTTGAAGCTGACGGGCGAGGAGAACAGAGCCGAAGTCATGACAATAGCCATGGAAAAGATAACCAAGCTTGTTCCCCTTGTACTGCGGAAACATAAGTCAGACGTCTTTGGGGTGCTTGCAGCAGTGAACGAAGTTACTGTTGACGAGGTAGCAAAGCAGAATGTCATCAAGACTATGACGCAGGTCCGCGATGTGGTGCAGGACAAAGAGTTCGTCGATTTTTTCAAGTCGTGCGTGTCGGAGGGAAAGAAGTAACTGCAGCTTTGCTGAGCACGCCGCGAAAAATGAGTGTAAGGGGGCTGATTTCTGCATTACCGCTTATGATCAAGCGGCAGGGCGAGGAATCAGCCTTTCGCAGTTACACGGCGCTATGCTTGTATAACGTTAACAAATGCGTCGCTGCCCAGTGTTCGGGTGAATATGTTGCTGTGAAGTACCATGACGTGGTTAATCCCAAACCCGAGGAGAAGCGCACAAGCGAGGAAGTTGTAAATCACATCAAGTGTAAGCTGGAAGAGTTAGGGGGTGGCTTAGATTAATCTGTTAGACCTTTTCGTTAGAGTGGGTGTTGACGATGAAGCGAGCGATAAAGTTAGCAGTCTAGCGTCGTCATTTAAGAGTGGTTTGTCGAAAGCCGCTTCTATAGCCGGGGCAGCTACTACGGCGGCTATGTCTGCCGCGACTGGAGCAGTGGTAGCACTCACGAAAGAATCCGTTGCCGCTTATGGTGACTATGAACAGCTGACTGGCGGTGTTGAAACGCTGTTCAAGACTAGTGCGGACAAAGTTATGGAGTACGCTGATGTGGCGTACAAGACCGCGGGCATGTCCGCGAATGAGTACATGGAAACCGTAACGGGTTTCTCGGCGTCGCTGTTACAGTCTATGGGCGGCGATACCGAGGCTGCCGCAGAAAAGGCAAATACCGCTATTTCTGACATGTCTGATAACGCTAACAAGATGGGTTCGGACATGGAGAGCATTCAAAATGCATATAGCGGTTTTGCGAAGCAGAACTATACTATGCTGGACAACCTGAAACTTGGTTACGGCGGTACAGGTGAGGAGATGAAGCGCCTGCTTGCGGACGCAAGCAAAATCTCCGGCATTGAGTACGACATCTCTTCCTATGCGGACATTATCGACGCTATCCACGTTATCCAGACGGAAATGGACATTACGGGTACCACCGCTAAAGAAGCCAGTACTACAATACAGGGTTCTTTAGCAAGCGCAAAATCGTCATGGCAGAACTTGGTGACCGGGATAGCCGACGGTAATCAGGATTTTGACAAACTGGTTGACAACTTTGTTGATTCTGTCGCAACTGTCGGTGATAACATTATTCCCCGGGTGCAGGAAGCACTCAACGGTGTTATTAAACTGGTTAGCAAGCTCTTCCCGAAGCTTGCCGACATGGTAGTGCAGCTGGTGCCCGACGTTCTCCCGACATTGCTCAGCACGGCAACGGACCTGTTTTCGCAGGTCCTTGATACGTTAACGTCGTTGTTGCCGACGTTGATGCCCGTAGCTGTTGACGCGATTATGACTATCGTGAACACGATTATTGAGAAGTTGCCGCTTCTCATGCAGGCAGCTGTACAAATGATAATGCAGCTCGTCAACGGTATCTCCAAGGCTTTACCGACGCTCATTCCTGCGGCGGTTGAGGCTATCATCACCATCGTTAACGGGTTAATAGATAACTTGCCGATGATACTTGACGCTGCGCTACAGCTAATAGAGGGGCTTGCGCAGGGTATTCTCGACGCTTTACCGATAGTAATTGAGGCTTTACCGCAGATTATTAACGGTATAGTTGAGTTTCTTGTGGGGGCAATACCCACCATCATTGAAGCGGGTATTCAGTTGTTTGTAGCGCTGGTACAGGCTTTGCCAGACATCATCACCGCGATAGTAGCAGCCATTCCGCAGATTATCGACGGCGTAGTAACTGCGGTGATCGCTTCAATCCCGTTAATCATCGACGCTGGCATTAAACTTTTCATAGCCCTCATACAGAACCTGCCGACGATTATTACGACCATTGTTGCGGCTATTCCGCAGATTATTTCAAGCGTTATAGACGCAGTTATCGGAGCGGTTCCGCAGCTTGTTGCGGCGGGCGTTCAGCTGTTTATCGCGCTGATTGAAAATCTCCCGACCATCATCGTGGAGATAGTCAAGGCGATTCCGCAAATCATAACCGGCATTGTTGACGCATTCGGCAGCTACTTTGGCAAGATGGCGGAGGTCGGCGGCAATTTGCTGAAAGGCCTGTGGCAGGGCATTTCTGACGCGGGCGCATGGCTCTGGGACAAGATTAGCGGATTCTTCGGCGGTATCGTGGACGGCATCAAGGACTTCTTCGGCATACACTCGCCATCAAAGTTGTTCGCTTCTCTTGGCGGCTACATGGCTGAGGGTCTTGGTGAGGGTTTTGGGGACGAGATGGACTCCGTGTCTAAGGATATGCAGGACGCCGTCCCTACCAGTTTTGACGCTGTGAGCATAGGAAAGAGCGAATGGGACGCTTATAAACCCCGTAGTTCTACGGATAACGCAGACCCCACATCGGCGCAGCCCATTCTTGTGGTAGTGCAGCTTGAGGGCGGTGTCGAGCTTGGACGTACCCTTATTGACCTTACTAATCAGGCTAAACGTGCAGACGGCATGATATACTAAGGAGGCTGACTGTGAAATATTATCTTAGCATAAACGGCACAGAATTTAACGCTTCCACACTTGAAGCAAAAGGTGTGTACCGTAAGGAAAATGTACAGACCAATCTTGCCGGGGGGCTTCTGGTTGACCGAACGGGCAGCGAAAAGGTTGAGCTATCCGCGAAACTCAACTTGATAACCGATGAGCAGATGGCAGTTCTACGGACAGCACGAGCAGCGGTTTCGTGTACGGTTATTTTTGACAGGGGCAACGCCCGTGTCACGAAGACTATGCATTTACTGGACTTTACTGAACCGTCACCCGTGTACTTTTACGGGGACAAAAGTAAAGGCATGCGGTATGGTACCATGACGGTAGAGATGGAGGAGATGTAACGTGTATGAGGTGACACAAGATTACCTTGACAAGGCAACTGCAGCGGGACGCGTTTACTCCCTCCGTGTGGACGTGGGTAGACTTTCTAGCGGTTCGTACACCGACGTCGCTAGCTATACCGGCGGTGTGGGTGTGCTGGCTCTTAAAATAGTGCGGGGTCAGACTACTGGCGGGTTTTCCCTGGGAGGCACTGTGTGCGCCTCGCTGAACGGTACTTTTACGAACAACATAGACATAAAAGTCAAAGACCGTCTACAGGTGTACGTCCGCTTCGGCAGCGGTACCGATGCTACAGCATGGCGTGGGCTTGGCTGGTTCTACGTAGATTCCGTAAAGCGCGGAATGTACAGCCAGAGCGTCGTGGCGTATGATGCCATGCTACGCTTGGAGAAAAACTATAAGTCCAAACTTACATACCCTGCGAAAACTAGTGACGTGTTGACTGAGATTTCCAGCCAGACGAACATCAATCTCTCGGCTGGACTGACCTTAATCAACGATGCTGTCATTGAAGACGCGCCGCTTAAAGACAAAAGTCAGGACGGGGAACAGCGCTATTATACTCGGCGGGAGATGCTGGGGTACATCGGTGCAACCAACGCTGGTAGCGGATACATTGACGTCGACTTTAAGATTAACCTTTCCATTCCTACGGAGGTTAGTCAGGGCATAACTGCGAGTAGCGTTATCTCACAGTCTATAGACGACACTGACTTTTCCATAGCTAATATTGTGTGGAACAAGTCCGGCGTGTCATATAGTCTGAATGACGAGTTCACAGAAAACACTGTAGAACTTGTAAACCCTCTGGGGTACGTTTCCGAAGAGCTTATTCTCCACAACCTTGAAACTAAACTGGTGGGGTTAACATACAGCTCCGTAAAGCTGAAAAAGCAGGGGACTGGTATCTATCAGTTGGGTGATTTGGTGAATTACACCGCTCTTGACGAAACTGTTTATAAGATGCTCATAATGGGCATCGTTTATGACTTTTCAAACGGATTCTTCTCGGAAACACTTTATAGCCTCGCGAAATCTGCATCACAGCAGGAATACGCTGGCAGCCAGGTAACAAATCAGAAAGACTACACTTCTAGCGGAGCCGTAACGGGAGGAACTGCTGAAAAGCTTGTGTCCCCGACCCAAACCTCGTATGCCGCGGTGCAGGACGGACAAGGGTTGTGTATGTTTCAGAACGGCGCATTGTGGGCGTTTCTTCAGCGCGCTAGTAATGGCTTTATGCTGAGCGGGGCTAACGCGTCGCATCTGACTGTTTCATTAGACTACCCCAAGCAGCTTGTAGAGCTTAGTTCCGGTAGCAACATGATTATTCTCGATAACCAAGGTGAAAAAAGCATAATGATTGAGGTGGATAATACTACACGACTGTGGGTCTACCAAAGGGGCAAGTTTTATCTTAGACCATCCGGACTTTCTTTCGTTAACAGCAAAAACATTACGTATAGATTTGAAGCAACAAACGAAGGATGGGCTATATACAGCACGACCGATGATACAGGCAGAAAGCTTGAGGCAAAGGCAGATGGGCTTTATTACAACGGCAAAAAGGTACTTTTGGAGGGATAAATCATGACATCAAAAACAATCGCGCTTTCGGGCGCGGAAATCAGGGTGGGGTATTCCGGGGGCTGCAACGCAATATGTGGTGCAGTTCAGCAATACGTGTAGAAAGGGGTGATTTGATGGACACTACTGTAATTATGGCTTTAATTTCGCTTCTGGGTACGATAGTCGGTTCCATAAGCGGCGTTCTGGTGAGTAGCAAAATGACGAATTACCGCCTGCAGCAGCTTGAAAACAGGGTAGCGGAGCACAACAACTTTGCCCACCGAATGCCAGTTATCGAGGAGCAGATAAAGGTTATCAATCACCGTATTCAGGACCTGGAGCAGGAACTGCACCATGAAATTTAAGGAGGAAAGATACTATGAAAATCGACTGGAGAAGAAAGCTGACATCAAGAAAACTCTGGATAGCCCTTGCGGGCTTTATCGCCGGGCTTATCGTAGCTTTCGGCGGCTCGTCCGAAACCGCTGAAACCGTTTCCGGCTGTATCCTTAGCGGTGCGGCAGTTGTGGGCTACGTGATAGGTGAGGGACTTGCTGATGGAGGACATAAGGAGGACGACAATGACGAGTAAAACTATTAACCTGACAGGTGCAGAACTCGCTGTAGCATATGCGGTCAATAACTACCCTTATGTGTGGCTGCGCAACGATTCTGCAACTGTGATATACGCTTCATCTGGGGGTAACATTACAGCTGGTTCTGACGGGGTGATGTCCATACCTGCGGGGCAGTCTGCTTGCGTATACTGTACCAGTGACATTGTTTATTTGCTTGGTACAGGTTCGGTTATGCTTGTTGCCAGCAATACCCCCGAATGCCCTTTTAAGGTGTCCATACTGACGGGAGGCTCGAACAGTGTGGACGATGTAGCAAGAGCCGCTATCGGGGCTCACGCGGGCAATGCGGACGTACACGTCACCGCCGCCCAGAAGTCCGCATGGGACGCCAAGGCGGAGCTCTCGGATATACCGAACAAGCTCCCGGCAGACGGCGGCAACGCTGCGACCCTCGGTGGCAAATCTGCAAGCGAATTTTTGCAGGGTGTTGGCGGGCTGACCAGTGGCAGTCTGCTGGAATATGCTCTTACATTGTCAGCCTCTGGTTGGCTTGTGGCGGGCCCGAATGTAACGGACACACCCAACCCTGGGAAAACATTTTTTGTCGAGGTGCGGAATTATAACGGATACCTTGAACTTGTTGCCTGCCAAACAGGGGCTAACACTATGTCTGTTAATAATTACAACAGGGAAGTCTGGTTTGGCTGGCACAATGTATCAGATAACGGCAATGCCACAAGCGTGGGAGCCTACACGGAGGCAAAGCTGGCGGCGCTGGAAGCAAGGGTCGCAGCGCTCGAAGGAGGTACGTAATGGGTAAATACGCAGGTATAGACTTAAGTTACTGCCAGACCGATGTTGATTACAAGGCTCTCAGCAAGGCAAAGATACAGGGTAAGCCTTTGAAATTTGCCATGTTGCGCATCGGACATGGACTGAACAAGGACAAAATGTTCGACAAGCACTACAAGGGTTGTAAGGCTGCCGGGATAAAAGTCGGCGTTTACCATTGGAGCTATGCGACGACTGCAGCAGAAGCCAGAATGGAAGCTGCATGGACGCTTGAGCAGCTCCGTGACCTTGATGTCGACTACCCCGTTGCGATGGATTTCGAGGACACTAAAAATGTTCTGAACAAGGGACTGTCGCGTACACAGTATACTGATATTGTTCGCGCTTACCTTTCGACTGTTAAGGAAGCTGGGTATTACCCGCTGCTCTACACGGGTAAGTATATTCTTGAAAACAACCTCTTTGGTGAGATTCTCAGCGAGTATGACCTTTGGCTTGCACAGTATACCTCCGAGGGTCATCAGGCGCAGTTTAGTCAGACTATGTGGCAGTTTACCGTCGCTGGCAGTCCCTCTGACGATTATGCACATCAGGGTGCAGTTGCAGGCGTCAAGGGGCAGTGTGATTGCAACTGGAGTTACGTGGGGTATGCTGCAAAAATCAAGAAGCTGGGGTTGAATAAACCGAGGACTTACTACAAACTCACCTGTGAGAAGACAGTTGAAAAGGCAGACCTCGCCAAGGTTAAGTCACAGCTTAAGGCGATGGGGTTCACCGTGGGGGTAAAACAGACATGAACAAGACAGACATTCCGTACATAGTGTACGAGGGTGAGATGGCGAGGAGCGAGCGGAATTTCAAGCGACTGTGGGTTATCATCGTGATTCTTATCGCTTTGCTCGTCGCTACTAACACGGGCTGGTTAGTGTATGAAAGCCAGTTCGAAACTGTGGAAACTACACAGATAGAAGCGGAGCAGGACGGATCGGGCGTAAATATAGTGGGTGGAGGTGACGTAAATTATGGCACAGAAAGTCACAATAACCAAAACTCGGACGAGAGTAAAGAAGAGCAGTCCGAACGCTCAGTACAAACAGTGCCCGACATGTAAAGGGTTGGGCAAAGTGAAGAAAGGCTGACCATGAAGATAGAGGACTGCGGAAAGCCTCGCTCAGAGTGGGAGAGGTTAATTGACGAATGGGTGTTTTCAGAACGTGACAGACGTATCCTGAAATTGCGGTTGCTTGACGGGTTAACATTTGAGGCTTTAGCCGAGGCTGTTGGAATGTTTGTCCGTCAGGTGAAGAACATCGTGTACAGACGCGAAAGGCAGCTATACAAGCACGTATAATTGTTCCACGTGGAACAGCTATTGGGCGGGGTTATGTAACCCCGCCTTTTTTGTACATAAACCCGGTTAAAAGCTGCACGGCTCTTACATTGTGCAAGACTATTCTCATGTGGTATAATAAAAATAACGAAAAGAGAGGTGGAACGACATGTACAACTACAATTCTGGCTATCCTTACTCAGGATATAGCCCCTATATGAGCCAGCAGTACAATACCCAGATACCCGTTCGCTCTGAAATCACCAAAGTTAACGGGGAGAACGGGGCGAGGGCGTACCAGTTAGCGCCCAATAGTTCGGCGCTGCTGCTTGACGAATCCGCACCGATAGTGTGGCTGGTACAGTCTGACGGTGCAGGTTACAAGACTGTTGTACCCTATAGCATAACACCGTACCAGCCCGCACCCACTGTTGACGTGGGCAATCTTGAGAACCGTGTGAAGAGATTGGAGGACATGTTAAATGGTAAATCCGATATTACAGGCAATGCAGGCAAACACCCCGGCGATTCCGAATAGTAACCCTATCCAAATGTTAAGACAGTTTGCCGAGTTCAAGAAGCAGCTGCAGGGCAGGGACCCACAGGCTATCGTACAGGAACTTTTGAAGAGCGGCAAAATGTCGCAGGCTCAGTTTGAGCAACTTAAACAGCAGGCACAGAGCCTGCAGGGAATATTGAAATAAGGCGGTGCGCAACGCTTTATAATACATTAACGAAAGGAAAAACGACAATGGACAATTATTCGCTTTCTGACCTCGCAGCTGTAACCCGCGATACTGACGGCGCATTCGGTGGTAACGCATGGTGGGTTATTCTCCTGTTCCTCTTCTGGGGCTTCAACGGCAACAACTGGGGTAACAGACAGGGTGAGTACGGTCAGTACGCTACCGCTGCTTCGCAGCAGGAAATCCTGTTTGGCCAGCAGTTTGGCCAGCTCAACGACCGTCTGACTAACATCGGAAACGGCATCTGCAGCCTCGGCTACGATATACAGGGTAACATCGGTCAGCTCGGCAAAGAGGTAGCGCTCGCTCAGGCGGGTACTAACACCACCATCATGCAGACCGGTAACAGCATTCAGGCTCAGCTTGCCCAGTGCTGCTGCGATAACCGTCTCGCGACTGCTAACCTCGCAGCGCAGATGGACAGACAGACCTGCGACATCACTACCGCAATCCACGCGGAGGGCGAAGCTACGCGTGCGCTTATCCAGACCAACGAAATTCAGGCTCTCCGCGACAAGGTTTCCAGCCTTGAGATGGACAGCCGCTTCTGCGGCGTCGTAAGATACCCCATGGGGTATACCTACAACGCAGGAGCTTCCCCTTTCTGCGGCTGTAATTCGTGCGGCTGCAACAACATCTAATTGATGTACGACACACGCCCTATTTGGCGAGGCTTACAGTGGGGCGGCAACAGTCGCCCCATTAATTTATACTGAAAGGAATACTATCATGAGTAAAAGTGCAATCTACACCACCAACACAGCCAGTCCCACCGTCGCTGCGGGAAGTATTATACCCGTTGGCGTTACCACCCGCAGATACGGTCCGAACATTAGACAGGACGGCAACACAATTACACTCTGCGGTCAGGGGTACTATCTCGTTAACATCTCGGCGACTGTGGCTCCCACTGCTGCGGGTACAGTTTCCATAACGGCGCAGAAAGATGGCATCGCCATCGTCGGCGCTACGGGTTCTCAGACAGTAGCAGTGGGCGACACTGCTAACATCGGCATAACTGCCATAGTTCGCAACGCCTGTGGCTGCGACAGCTCCGTACTGTCTATACTGCTGGGCGGTGTCGCATCGGTAATCAGTAACCTTGCCGTTACGGTCGAAAAGCTGTGACGAACCAAGACCAATGTTATCATACATTGCTGTCAATAAATGCCGCTAACCTGACAACCAACCTTGAGAATGTAGGCATAAACCGGGACATTCTCAGCCGTCAGAAGCGGCATGAACACGACAATGACATGATAATCAGCTTACTTACAAAGATACTGGAGGAACTTAGAAATGACCGTAGCCGAGATATTTGCGGAGATAAACGCACACATGGTTGAGGGTGTAATGCTTCATGACCAGTTTGCGGAGTATTATGACTTTCTCAACCTGCACGGCTTCAAGCGCTGCCACGAATACCACGCTATGTGCGAGTTCAGCGAGCGCAGAGGGCTTATCAGGTACTATGTGAACCACTACAACAAGTTGCTGCCCGAGAACGTAGCAAAGAACCCCGAAGCAATACCCACGTCATGGCGCGGGTACACAAGGCAGGAAGTTGACGCAAGCACCAAGAAAAGAGCTATCCGCGATGGTTTCAATCGCTGGTGTGAATGGGAAACTGAAACCAAGAAACTCTACGAGAAAGCATACACAAATCTCATGGAACTTGGCGAAGTTGCAGCAGCCTGCAAAGTCGGGGAGCTGATAAAGGGCGTAGACCAAGAGTTAAGAAAGGCAAGCCGCAAACAGGCTGAACTCGCCTCTACAGACTACGACTTGGCGACTATTCACTCGTGTCAGCCCGAAATGCACGAAAAGTATAAGAAGAAGTCCAAGCACATCGGGACCAAGATGTGCTGAACGTGTTGGAGGGGTGACTGTGTTAAACCTTGACGTTATTAACGACGAAATCTTGATGTTGGAGTCGAAGCGTGATACTACATATGCCGTCGTGGAAAAACTCGCGCCACTCTACATTGTTCGTGACCATCTCGCAGGTGTAGCTCCTGCCGGGCAGCCTACACCGCTTGGTGTGAACGGAGAAACGGACTTTTTGCAGGCAGTGTCAGGCAAAGACAGTGTGCAGGTATTCGCCATAGTCGACGAACTTATGACCACTTTACAGGCTACAAATGCGCGCTTGTACAATGCAGTCATGCGAAAAGTCAACGCTGTGGAATAAGACAAGAGCGGGGAGAAATCCCCGCTCCTATTTGTCCTTTAGCAACTCCTTAACTTGGTCAACACTGTCAACCCGCGCTGCGATGGCTCCCGCACTGCGCCATTCCGCCATACGCCATTCCTGTATTTTTTCTGCGGCTTCCGTGGGGCTTCTCTTGCACTCTAACAGTATGGTACGTCCATCGGTACACCCTATGATGTCAGGCGTTCCCCGCTCACAGAAGACGCTCCCGTGAATGTTGATTGCTTTGGTGTTTGGTAACGAATTGAGGTAGCGCAGTATTGGCTGCACTACCCCGTCGTATTCAAGTCGCTTGTTACGGTCGCTCATTCGTTCTGCTTGCGTGCGGGTATGTCCTGCATCTCCGGGTGCTTCTCCTCCGTCCACATTGCGCATATTACGTTCCATGCCGCAGCGCAAAGATGGTCTTCGTCAGTCTGACCGTCAAGGTACTTGTAAAGGTGCCGGAGCGCAGAATCCAGAAAGCTGTGCATCGGCAGTCCCTTTTCCCAGTTCCGTTCTCCGTGGGCTGCAGTACCTGCTTCAAAATGCTTGGACAGTCTTATCAGGGCGCTTGTCGGCAGTAAATCACACCTGCCCTTACCAGTTTTGTCCTCGCGGACTGCGCCCGTGTCGAAGTGATTCATGCAAGGAGTTTCAGTGGATTTGCCGCAGTACTCCGATACGTTATCTGTGCCAGACGAGCCGCACATAAACTCGTTGCATTCCTTACAGTTCTTCATGATTTTCCTCCTATAATGGGTTATCTTCCTGTGCTGCCGAAACCTGCGCTGCCCCTCTTGTCGGCTGAGGGCTGCAGCTCTTCAACCTCACTCCAGCGTACATCTTCGATTACGTGGAAAAGAACCTGCGCTATCCGCATGCCCTTTTCGATTGTGACGGGTTCGTTGCCGAGATTATGAGCGCAGACAAAAAGCTCGCCCGTGTACCCGTTATCGATTATTCCCTCATTCACGAGTATGCTGTGCTTGCGGAGGCTGGAAGACCTGCCCGTTATACGGGCGAAGAGGCAAGGCGGCATTCTCATTCTAACGCCTGTATGCACGTCCCGTGTTTCTCCGGGGGCGATAGTACAAGTTTCGCTGGTGTATAGGTCCCAGCCAGCGTCGCCCGCGTGCTGCTTGATGGGGCGGTGTGCGCCCTCGTCAAGCACGAAGTCAACGTACTTTACGTTACTTGCCATTGTTCATTTCCTCCATGTCGCATACCTTGATTACCGAATCGGGACCGGTGCCAATATACCTCAGCTTCTCCGCGAGTGTGGGCGAGCAGCTCATTATGAACTCATGAAGCATAGAGGGGGCAAGACTTTCAATACCTGCAATCATACCCGATTCGTTCGCTATATCGGGGTCAACGTAGTCTGCGAACATCAGCGCAATCTCCGTTGGGGCGTTCAGCAGACACGCCGTGTTAAATATTGCATCGTCCCAGCGAGCCACACGGCGTGTCTTGTGGGTAACAGTGGTCTTCTCGGTCACGTTGTGTCCTGCAAACTTGGAAACCTCTTCCCAAGTGGTTTCGTTCGCCATGGGTCCGGAGTTACCCGCAACCCTGATGGGGAACGTGCGTACCACCATCAATACGTTAGTTAATCTCGACGGAGCGATGCCTACCTCGGAAATTATACCTGCCGCGTTGGTGTCAATACTGGTGCAGTAGGGCCAGTGAGAGTGCAACAGCGAAAGTGCGGAACCCTGTGTACCCTCTATGAGTATGTTCTTCCCTGCGTCCTGCCATTCGGCTATCATTGCAGGGGTATTTTCGGCGAGGCATTCAGTCAGTCCGTATTTCTCGGCAATACTTTCAAACATGTAGAACTGCTCCGGGTTGCGGTTGATACGTGCCACACGCGCAGGTCCCACGCCCTCACCTGTAGAACCGATTCTGCGGTGCATTTCGCCGTTGACGCCGCCCTCCTGCTGGTGAAACTTCTCGTCAAGGATGCCTGCCTTAGCGTCGATGTGCAGCCGCCGCTTGAAGTCCGGGTAGTACTTTTCGATGTGCTCCAGCTCCGACATGAGCTGCTTCATGTTGAGCAGCGCACCTCTGCCGATTACGATTTCCGCGTCCGGATTTATCCAGCCGCACGGAATGGACTGCATGACGTGTTTCTCGCCGTTCCAGTAAATGGTATGCCCCGCGTTAGGGCTGCCCACCCTGATGTGCACCTGATAATCGTTCGCGATGTGTCTAACTATCGCACCCTTGCCCTCGCTGCCGTACTGTCCGCCGACAACTACCGTCATCTTGCCTCTGTTGTTTCTACTTGTGTTCATGTTTGTTTTCCTCCGCTTTCTTGTTGGTTACTCGAACGAGTTTTGCCAGTTGCTGTGTAATAACCCGACTTGGGGACGTTCTGCCCTCGACTATGTACGAGAGTGAATGATCGTCTACATAGACGTCAGCGTATACTTTCCGTGTCCCGTCGGGGTATTTCTGCTTGTATTTGGCGACGTTGCTTGGCGCGTTATCGTTGATTGCGCAGAAGTGCAGTCCCCTGTCGTCGCACCATCTCACGGCGTTCTCAAGTTCGGCACCCGCTCTCGATGTCCACAGAATTACTTCGTGCCCGAGGTCGAGCAGCTGTCGAACCAGCGAAATATTCTGGTAGATCGACGCGCCAATTTCAGGAAACGCGTTCTCCGCCAAAACGCCGTCAAAGTCTATTGCTATTATCATTGTACCACCTCCTCTGGTGTCGTTACTGCCCGTGCACGGAGAAGTGTCTTCTTTGCGCTCCGTTGTACGTTCGTGCTGTGGTAGTATGTAAGCCCGTGTATACCCCTCTCTGTGCAAGGAAGATACCCTCCGTGCATCAGGAGAGGCATTGCATTAAGGCTTCCACTTCTCAAATGTACCCCAAGACTTGCCATATTCGATGTCCACACCGGGTTTGGGGTCGAAGTCGTAATCTTCCATTACCATCTTGATAGTCGGCAGCGCAATGTGCAGCATGCTGTCCGGGACTTCGAAAATAATCGAGTCGTGAACCTGCAGCAGCATATATCCGCCGATGTCGTGGATTGCCGGGTACAGCCGGGAAATCGCCACGCGCACTATCTCAGCAACACCACCCTGAATGAGATTTGACATCGCCTTGTGTGGGTCGCATTCGGAGGTGTTGAAGTGTCGCGCCCGTCCCGTCCACAGCCTGATGTATCCGTTCGCCTTGGCGTAATCCTCGCACTGGTACATCAGCTTCTTGAACCCGGGGTAGAGTGCGTGGTATTTATCCAAGTATTCCTTGGCAACCTTTTCTTCTACCCGCAGATTACTAGCGAGGTGCCTGTATCCTATGCCGTAAATTACCGAGAAGTTGATGCGCTTAGCGGCATTTCGCGGTATGTTCAGCCTTTCAGCGGTCGCTGAGTGCAGGTCCGCGTCAGATTCTATCAGCTCTTTCATGATGGGGTCTTTGGTGTAATGCGTCACGAGGCGCATTTCTGCCTGCTTGTAGTCTGCCTGTATCATGGTAAAGCCCGGTCGCGCTGTGAACACGTCCTTTACCTTGAAGATGTCTGTGTGCTTCGCTACTGCCTGCAGGTTAGGGTTGGTGCACGAGAGCCGCCCAGTATAAGTGCCGATTAAGTTCAGCGAGCAGTGCAGCGTGTCGTGTTCGTCCATCAACTGCAGATAGGGGGTATAGTATCTGCTGTCCACCGATTTCCAGCCCCGCGCTTCCTGCACGAGTTTGGCGTTGTCGGCGTCCTTTCCTCCAGCGTCAATCACCTCGACGAGTTTCTCGGCTGCTGATGATGTGACGTGCAGGAACTCGCATACTTTCTTGGAGCTGTTCGGGTTCAGTTCGAACCCTGCCGCCTTGTTCAGCCGCTGCTGCGCGTCTGCTAAATGGTCTACCGCTTCTAGCTGATACCGCTTTATCATTCCGGCGTCGATATGCATGCCGCGATGCTCCATCAGCGTAACTATGTACGAGTAATAGTTAACCTGTTTCCAGATATCGTACAGCCCCTGCTCCTTTAACGCGGGTCGTAGCAAATCCAAAATCTGCCGCGTCAGCCGCACGTCGTCGCAAGCGTAGGGTTCTACGTCCTCAGGCGGCAGCACGTACATCATGGACTTTACGTTGTTTGCTGCTCTGGGCGAGCGGCTGCACTCCAACCCCAACCGCTGGCACTCGTTAAACACCTTATCTTCAAGAATTGACTCCTGCAGCGAGCCATCGCCGATGTGGTATCTGTCGGCAGTCGGCTTCAGTTTGAAATCAGGTTCATTCTCGTTGTACAGGTGCATGGCGAGCATAGCGTCTTCGAAATTAGGTGCTATCTTTATCCCGTCGAAAGCCATCATGTGCAGGTCATAGTTGTAATTCCACCCTCCGAATGTTCGGTTGGGGTCCGGCAAATACCTCCGAAAGAAGTCCATGCACTCCATCGGCAAATTCACGCCCTGAGCGTGGCGGAACGGAAAGTAGTAGGCTTCGGGACCGACGTCTATCGAAATGCCGATTACTTCGTCCCGCTTTCTACTGGCGTTACCGTATATCGATAAGCCAGTAGTTTCGGTATCCACGCAGGGATCAGTGCATGCCAGCAGTCGCGGGGTTATTTCGTCCAGCGCCTCTACTGTGTTTATCAGCATGGTGCATTAAAAGGGGATATTGCTGTCCGGGGTGGGAAGAGCAGCTTTCGCGGCGTCTTCCATCTCAGCCAGCGAGATTGCGCGGACAACCTTGGACGTCGCCTTACCGTTATACTCGTCCTGCTCCATCACCAGCCCGCAGAACTTGCCCACCACGTCGCCTTTCTTGAACTTTACCACCTGTCCAGTCTGACCGACGCCGAGCGCGATTACTGTTTCAGCGACTTTCCACATCGCGGCGGGGGTGATTGCCGTCCAGCTCTTGAATGTCTTGCCCTTGTAGTTGCCCTCGGCAATTTCAAACTCCCAGATAAACATCGGATTGCCGCTTTTGGACACGTCCTGCGTCACGTTGATGCACTTTGCCTTGTATGTGCCGTTAGGGATTGCGAAGCTGGGCTCCTGCACGTTGGTGAGATCTACCTCGAAGCCAGCGTTCATGTCATTTGCCGCTCCGGGCATGGGAACCCCCGCTGCGGGGGTCTGGGGTGTCGAATTGTTCATAAAAGGGTTATTCATATTTGTTTCCTCCTTAAATTAAACGCTCTTGCAAGCGTCAAAAATCTGTGTGAATGTGGGGTCTTTCATAAACGCTCCGAGGCGCTCAGCTATCTTGTCATTGCGGACTTTAGCGACATAATTGTTCATGGGCTGCGTCAACATGTACCGATGCATTTCAGCAACGTACTGCCCATTACGCTCCACCTGTTCGTCGGCGGTGTAAAGGTACCCTACTATGTCCATATAGCCGCAGATTGCCGTTGAAAGCTTGTCTGTCAGATTCGGCGTAGTAGCCTCAAGAATGTTTGTTCCCTTACGCATTTTGTCTTTCTTGTGCGCAAGGTAGATTACATTGAGCGGTAGGTCCCTGAATCCTCTCAGAATGCGAGCCAGTTTCTTACCCGCCACGCTGTAATCCTCCAGGTAAACTTCGTCTATGGAGTAGTTCTTGTTTTTCTTGACACGCGCTGCAAACTCACGAGTGGTCGCTTCTTCGAGCGCCAACGTCAATAGCTCGGAGATGTTGTCAATTACAACGGTCTTCACACCCTCGTATTCGGGGTCGTGGTTCGCCATCTTGAAGAACTCCCGCTCCAACTCGTCCACGCTGTGGATATCCGTTGCGGTAATGTCCCCACCTCTCGAAGCCAGCGTCATTAAGCCGCCGTCAACGTTGAAGAAATGTACGTTCTGCATTTCGGGTACGTCCTGAGCGGTACCCGCAAGATGCGTCTTGCCAGCGCCGGGGTCGCCGTAAATCAGAATGTTTATCTTCGATGTGAAGATGTCCTGCGTTATTCTGTATCCAGCCATGTCACTCGTCGTCCTCCTCGGTTTCCGTAGCTGTTGCCTGGTCGGGCGTATATTCATGTAAACGCTCGCCCATCTTATTCTGACACCCACAGTGCGGGCAATCAAAAACGTCGTACAGTTTGGGTTCCTGGCTAACCAAGCCAGCCAGCGCTCCGTTTGATTTCGTGTCCCTGGCAACGTAATGGCATTCCGCGAAGAGCGGAAAATCTTTGCCACAAACGCGACACGTATACGCACCCATGGTTTTTATCATACGTACTCCCTCCAGTGCTGAGCGAAATAGGAATCCGTGTAACCGCCAGCTATCCAGCGCTTGCGGTTTGGGTGGCGAATACCCTCTCTTGCCATGTTGTACCGGGCTATTGCCCTCTTGAGCTTTCTCATAACTGTAGCCTCCTTTACGTCTTGTTTATGTAAGTTGCAGCTTCATCAGCGACGTGAAGCGCCCACGCCAGCGGGCAATCTTCGTATGCTGAAGAAACATCGCTGTAAGTCGTGGCGTCCCATTGCCCCATGTGGCAGTTAATCGCGACGGCTTCCTCCGGGGTCAGCTTCATGAAGTTCTGCACTATGTACATCGACTTCGAACCGTGACCGCCGAATTTAAAGTCTTCATCGCGCTTGTACGTCGGGTACTGCTCCCACTGGTTGTTCGCGTCCTTGCGCCAGCGCATTTCAGTCTTGTACATGCCCACCTTGCAAAGGTCGTGGAACAGCGCCACAATAGCGATTGTTTCATCGGACGCCTGAATGTTATAAAGGCTCGTCAGTTCGTGCAGTCTGCCGTGTACTGCTATGCTGTGCTCTACCAGTCCGCCCTCGCGTGAACCGTGGAATCTGGTGGACGCCGGGGCAGTATAGAAATCCGTGCTGTCGAGCCATTCCATTAACTGGCCGATGCCCTCACGTTCCACGCGCTTCGCCAGCGCAACGAATATTTCCTTGTTTGTCATATTATCACCTCCTCTACTACTATTATACCACACAAGGTTTGTTCCTGTCAACTGGTTTATTGACGCGCCCTGTACAAGTCAGCATTCAGTGTGGCAGTCCTGTGTGCGCTCCTTGGTATCTCTCTTGCATTCCGTTACCCGTGTGCCCTGTTAGTGGTACTTGTATACCACCTCGGTACTAATATGGCAACGGAACGCAAAGAAAAGGCTTCTCTTAAGCTGTGGGCGGTGTGGATTCCCTCCCATGATTCGAACGGACTGTGTACTCAGTTTTCCGCAGGAAGTCCGCGTCATGGTCGCGCAGCTCCGCCTGGCACAGACTACCGTACTGACACATTTTGCAGTTCCACGGGTACACGAAGCGGGGGTTATTTGCCTTGTATGCTCTCTTGATAGCCCAGCTCGCCGGAACCACTGACTGCTCCCAAATTCGCTGTACCGTTTCGGGATTGCGGTATTCCAAAGTAGGTCTAAACCACTCAATATCCGCCAGCTTCGGCTCCATTTCTTCTCGATACTCGTCAGGATTACCACCGGAAGCCGCTACTACAGCCGCGTAATGCTGCCACGTAGTCTTGATTTTGGCGCGGCTGAATGAACCATTTTTTAACACAGCGGGGTCAGCTGCAGGCGTGTTAACGTGCTGCCATGTCATGGTACCCGTGATGGTAATGCCCATCTTGGCACAAGCCCTTGTATACACGGCGTTCTGTATGTTAAATGCTTCGTCCTCGTCCGGGGAAAGGCTCTTACGGAACTTGTAGTCGGTACACCAAATGTACCCGGTAGTTTTGTCGCACAATATTGCATCAATGTATCCATGCAGTCCCTTGCTGCCGGGACAGGGTATCAAGAAGTGCAGCTCCAGCGCGGGGGTCTTTATACCGTCCTTGAAGAGGTCTACCACCTCGTATCGGTCGATGTCAAACTCCCAGAACGCCTGCTCAAAAACATTCTTGGCATCGGTAAGTATCTGCTCCTGCGCAGGAATTTCCTCGCTCAGAAAACAGTTGTTGTTCATGTACTCCTGCCATTCGCTTTCTATGGCTGCAAGTGCAGCCGCCAACGCTCCCTTTGTCATGTACCCGACATGCTGGTACTGGTACTCCCACTTATAGCGCATTGCAGCTTCCATACCCTTGTGGCACAGCTTGCCGATGGAGAGGTACGGACGCTCCACACGGGGGGTCAGATTCTCGATGTAGTTGTATACCCACTTCTTCGGGCAACTCATGAAAGTCTGCAGCTGCGACACGCTCACCATGCCGCAAGTACTCGTTCCCTCCGGGAACAAACACTTAGTTTTCTTCATTTCTTTTTCCTCCTTGTCTTACCTGCCTTGCTCATAGCGATTGCTATTGCCTGTTTTTCGGGTTTACCCTCCTTGCGGAGGGTCGCGATGTTACTTGAGATTGTCTTCTTGGATTTACCTTTCTTCAACGGCATGATGTCCCTCTTTCACGCAATTTTTGCTGGTGTTACGCTTGCATATCTCGCATTCCTTGGGGTTCCTGTTGTCGCTGCATTCATAGTGCGGCGCATCGCCGTATCCGTGCATCGGCGTAACTAGAGAATACTTGTTGCACGACAAGCAACCCAACTCAATAGGTTTCATTACCTGCACCTCTTTCTTTAACGGTATAACTCGTCGCTCCATCTCTCTTCGCTCTCACAAGAGCTTTTGCTAAGTCGTCTATCATCTGGTGCGTTAGTCTGTCCCTCAGCGGGTCGCCGCTCTCGTCCAGCATGCTGAACTTGATGTGCAACAACTCGTGTACCAGCGTCTTCTCGCGGTCGAAAGGTACTGTGCGGTTGCCATAGTCCTTGGAGTCAATTATCCGGATTGTAGCGTTTCTCCCCGTGACGTCCCATTCGGCTTCACCAGCACAGGCATCAAGCCGCATATCGTTAGGGCTGCAATTTTCCACGAAGTGAATATTCCAGTTACCCAGTCCGAGCTTGTCAGCCCAGTATTTCATAGGTTCGGTTAAGTCCATGTTCATTCCTCCTTTCTCCAACTTTCTCCAATGGCATCGTATCTCACCAACCTTTCATTTTCAACACGTCTTTTTTCTGCGCCCGTCTTTTTATGTTTGATAGATACCGTGTCGCCCCAGCTATACACTTCTTTAAAGTCAGGTGGACAGCTGAAACACGACACGAAAACCGTACATCGTCGCGACAAATCACGCGCCCACTGCCAGAAAGTGCTGACATCAAACTGCTTGTTGTGATAGCCCCCTTTTGCGTCATACGGCGGGTCACAGTACACAACTGCACCATCAGGAACATCAAAATTTCTGTAATCGCCATACGTAAACACAACGTCGTCGCAACAGCGTAACCATTGTATACATCTCTCATGACCTCGTTTTACACTCTCAGCCGAGTATGGGGCATATGAATGGTACCAGTCTGGTATCAAGCAATACCCAATCCCAATCCATGCAGTCAGCGGGTCATCCATTGGTTGGGTAGCTTTGTACTTGTTAAATGTGTCGCGTGAAACGTCTAAAGGAAGCCAGTCTGTACCCTCTTTATAACACTTCTCGTGCATTAACATTAACGACTGATTGTCATCGTTAAGTATCATATGACGTGGGCACAGCTCCCGTGCGACCCTGGCTGCGGAGTTTAGTCCGCCCGCAAACGGTTCGACATACACCGTGTTTTCGTTGAAATACGGTTTCAGGCATTGCACTATTGCTTTACTCTGCCTAAACTTTCCACCCATGTAATGCATCGTTATTCCTCCTTTCTGCGCCATTTGCCATTAGGCATCTTCTCGATTGCTCCTGTGGCTTCAAGCTGCTTTATCTGACGGCTAACTGTTGACGGAGATTTACCCGTCACGTTAATCACGTCTTTCTGCGAGAACTCGCGCCCGTCGAAAGCCTCCAGTATGTACGCCTGTGCGGGAGCCGGAGTGGGCGCAGCCTGGGTTTCATACTGGCGGGCAGTAACCTGGTATCTCATCGGATACGATGTCGAAATGTCAAACGTCAGCGAAATCGGTGCTTGATTGCCCATAACTTTAGAATGCCGCCTGACCACTACCTCGTTAGGCGCGAGTTTCTGGTTCCGGCGCACCTGCCAGCCCGCTTCAAGGAACGCGTTAAGGAACTGCGAACCCCACGAATCCTCACGGGCTGTACTGTCGGGGTCGAGGTTTTTCTTAGAATGGTGTGCCAGCACGAACGAGCACCCATATTTATCACGCCAAGTCTTAAGTATCATCATCTGGTTGGCGAGGTCTGCCATGTAGTTATCCACACCTGAAGTGGTGGAATACAACGGGTCTATCAGTATAACCCTCGGCTTGATGGTTTTTATCTGCTCCTCCAGCTCTTTCAGCACTTTGTCATTGTCGAAGCGCAACATTCTTGACGGGTGTATGTATATCGGCAGGTCAGGAATGCAGGGTATCTGCCATGCCTCGTTTCCGAGATTAGCCGCCATACCCATCTTCTGCTCCGCTATTAACGCCAGTCGCTCGGTCAGTCCTCCGTGGCTGTCCTCTTGCTGAATTATCATAGCAGGACCAGTTTTGTTTATCCTAGCCTGCCCTAGAAAAGGCAGTCCGGTGCTTATTGATACCGCTAAGTCCAGCAATATCCATGTCTTGTAGCTCTCCGGGGGAGAAACAAGGAATGTGATAGACTTGTCCGGTAGCCAGTCCTGAACCAACCATGTTGCGCCCTCGCCACCATATCCTTTAACGTAGTCCCGCATTCGCAGTAAGTCGAACGTCGAATTTTCAGGGGTGCGCGCTGTAGGTTTGGTGTCGTCTTCGTATTCAAGGCTGGTGAACTGCCCGCCCATGCCAGCGCTTGAACGCTCGATGGATTTTATCGTAGTCCGGATTTCACGCATAGGGAGCGGCGGGTCATTTCGCTCGTTCCATTCGGTCAGAAGAGCCTCCACGATGTCGGCGTTCAGCCCTTTGTGGAAAAAGTATCCCGCCAGTCGAGCACAAGCATCGTTTCTTCCGCCCTCGGAAACGCCACGGAGAGCCTCCGTTATCCACCCGTCCCCCTGTACCTTGGGCTGGCTCTGTATGTCAAGAAGAGCTTTCGGGAACACTCCGAGAGGACCTTTCTTCACCCATTCGTACAACTTGCCGTTCGGGTGACGTGTCGGCGGCAGCACAATGAAACCACCGTCAGCGCGTATGTCAGCGCCCTCGAAAATACCCACCCTATTTGCTATTTTGGAAACCCCGTTAGGATAGAGGTAGAACAGGTGATACCCTCCTGTGCCTGTCCGAGAAATCATTTGTGTCGGGTATCGACGCAGCAACTCGTCTATCGGTATGCTGCAGTAACTCTCGACGTCAAGCACCACTACTCCGGAGATTCTACCCGTCACCATACCCACACCCGCGCCCGTAAGAGAGGTAAACCAGCTGTCCGCCATCTCCTTGGTCGCTCTTGTATGCTGATACTGCAACCAGTTAGTCATGTATGGGCGCTTCTCTGACGGCTTCACGGGGAGAATTGACCAGCCTTGGTCAATGTACTCATTCGCCTGCGCCAGTACGCTGTTCACCATCGTCATTTATACCCCTTAAGTCCAGCAGTTCATGTGTTTCTACTTTGTAGAGCGCGGCGTACTTCTTCATCGCCTCGTCTGACAGACTGCGCTGCCCCGATTCGTGGCGGCTGATGGTCGTCACGTCGTACCCCGTCAGAATGCTTACTTCCTGCAGGGTGAGCCGCGAGCGGTCGCGATATTCCCTCAGCCTATTCTTGATTACTATCTTGCTCACTGATAACTCCTCCTTATATTTAACCCAGCACGTGTATGAGCACATGCGTTTTACGTGGCGGCGCACCTTAACCTTGTATATTGACGTACGCTCGCACAGGAACGGTTTGCCACAATAGGCGCATATCCTCGCCAAATCCCTCATGAACTACCGCCTCCACTACCATTATACCACAGCAATATACCTCTTGTCAAGTACCTTATTTCTTCATGTACCCGAAGTCAACGTTACCGGACTTTACGTCTGCAATCAAGTCACGTTTGTTCGCCAGCGTGTCATAAATCAGCTCGTCAATAGTGCCACTGCACAGCAAATAACTGAACAACACTTTCCGATTCTGCCCCGGTCTGCGGAGTCGCGCCCTTGACTGCTCATACAGTGCCAGCGAATGCGGTAAACTGTAGTACACGCATACCCTTGCGCAGGTCATGTCAATGCCCTCTGCTCCAGCCTGTATCTGCACGGCGATAACCCCGCCCTCAACCTTTTTCCAGTTCTCGAAAGTGTTAGCGCTCCCAGACAGTTCGAAAACCTCAAGACCCAAATCATCGCACACACTCTGCACAGAGGCGATATCATGCTTGAACTTGCAGAACACCACCACTTTCTCCTCTTTGCTGAACCCCTGCAGGAAATCTTTGAGGGCGTCCGCCTTGACGCTGTTCAGCTCTTCTTCCTCCGGGGTTTCGTTCGGATTTGTCTGTGCCATGCAGAATCCTGATGTTATTTGCTGCAGCCGCAGAAGCTTGGCGAGTACGTTGTTCAGCACCACAAACCTACCGTCCTTGCACTCCGCGATGAAATCTTTGTTCAACGCCTTGCAGGTGGCGTAGTCCTTGGTTGATAGCTGCAGAGAGATTACATTCGGCGGCAGCTCTTCCGGTAACTTTAACCTATCCTGTATATCCGACATCTTGCAAGTGTACGCTATGGAACTAAATTTGCTGTTCAGCTCCTGCAAGTTCTTGCAGCCTATGACAAAGGGTGGTGATGTATAGTTCATGATGGCGTATTTGCTGAGAAAAACTGTGTGATTGGTGCCGAAGATGGCGGGGTCGAGAAACCGATACTGTCCATACACGTCAAGTGGGCTATTTGCCATAGGTGTACCAGAAAGGCACATCTTGTACGGTACATTTTTCCCGAGTAGAGCGAGATACTTGCTTACCTTAGACCCCGCAGCCTTTATCCGGTGGCTCTCATCAAGAATAACCAAATCAAAGTGCAACTGCCGCAGCAAATCGCCCAGCGGGTCGCGCCATACTGTATCGTAGTTTACCACCACCACAGTTTTCTCCATGCCAGCGCCAACCTCGATGAACCCTTTGATGTCCTCTGTCTTACTCTTGACCGAGCCTTTCTGGGCGTCCCACACCCATATGTTTGTATTGCCTGGGTAGAACTTCTCGATATTCGTCCGCCACACAGGTATCACAGCTTTCGGGCATACCACCAGCACGCGCTTAACGTCTGTACGGGCAAGCATAACATCAATAGCTACACGTGTCTTACCCGTACCCATATCCATATCAAGCATGACTGACGGGTGCTGCATCGCGAACTGAAAAGCTTCTTCTTGGTTTTGCCAGCGTTCAGTCATTCGCTCCACCTCTCTTTGTTCTGTTCATACGTTCAGCGCACGCACGCTTAGACTTGTACGCCTTAATACGTACCTCTTCCCACAGGGCAAAGTCTATGTAGCGCAGCGGATAGGTCAAATGCCACGACAGGGTAGAGTAAGGCATGTGCAGCATCTTCGCTGCGTCCACCATTCCTACGCCGTCTTTCAAATACTCTCTAGCCTCAGCTAAGATATCCTCTTCGGTGTACCTCCTGTGCTTGCCATGCCTCTTCATGATTTAACCTCCTTAGGGAACAACTGTGCCTGCATTCGCTTGGCGATTATCTGCATGTCCGGGTGCGCTGCGGGTGCCGTCCGCAGTTTGAAGAACTCGTGCCAACATTCAAGCGTCATAGTCATGTAGAGCTTTGTTGTAAGGCACATCGGCAGAACGCAGCGAGCTATCTGTGGCTTCATACCGTTCTTTAGCATATCGTTGTATACCAATTCGGCAGTGTGCAACGCGAGAACGCCATAGCACACGTCCAAGTCGCTCAAGTCGCTTGGCTTGACTACCTCAATTTCGCCACTCTTGTTTGCCTTACAATACCTCGTTGACTGCTGCGAGAAGCTCGCCGCCCTATGCCGCACAAGTTCGTGTGAAATACCCCTGTCGCAGGTGACGAAAAATGTCGCCGTTGTATGGCGTTCACGTGCCCACGCCGGAAGCTGACTTGACATAATCACAGTCGCTCTATAGTCCTTGATGTCAGATAGCCTCCACTGGCACCGCTCCCAAGGCTGCACATCAAATAACGCAGGATAAGCGCTCAGCGCCTTGATTACGCATTCAGGGACGCCGAGCGCCCAGACAGTTCCATTCAGAAAATTGAACACGTTGTTCCATGCCCTGGCGTTACCTGACACAAAATGCCTCCTGTGCTTTTCGCCTCGGGGGTCAAAACGCAGAAACGACGGCAACCCCGTTTGCCTCCAGTATGCCTCCGCCATGCCCGCCAACCGTGCTTCTGCACGCCATGACACTTCGAGAATTATGTTTGCATGTTCAAACACGCTCGTATGCCCATTCTTGCGAAGCATTTCGCAGAATTTCTGCGCTGTGCCGGGGGCTATCTTGTCCTGCGAATCGTAGCAGATACGCCCGCAGAGCTCCACAAGCTCTTCCGGCTTGTCCTCGTACCCCGTGACCAGCTTTACGCTAGGCTCAATTACTTTCATGTTACTTCCTCCTTTTCCTCGTCGACTTATCTTTAGGGCGCAGAAACGCGCCCTTGAACGACCACAGCATTATCATGCAAGTTACGCCGCAGAGTAAGTCCACGCCGTTCATGCTATAATTTATGTACCCCGCCAGATTAGCCGCTACAGTCCGGGCAAATAACCCGACTACAAAAGCAGCGATGTATTCCAGTGCTACTAACCATTCCATATCATTCACCCCCGCCCGTTTCGGCGCCACAATTCTGGGAACCGTTCCATGCGTTCACCGCTTCCTCTATGGTGTTGCCCCATACGATTTTTCCACAGCGGTAACAGCGTATAAACCATTTGCCGTTCTCGTCTTTTTCAACCTCTGGGCAGTATTGCCTGTCCCCACACGGGCAACGGTTAAGGTTTTCAACCTCATTTTCGTCCATTTTTGCCCCACAGTTGCCGCAGTAATCTGTTGTCTGGGCGCTTTCACCTTCCTCGCGTTCGTAAGAAAACCCACAATTGGAGCAGTATGGATCCTGCGTATGGTAGCCTTTCCAGTACGCATGCACCACCGGCGCGACATCGGCGGCGGGTTCGTAGTCAATCATCTGGTCCACCGTTGCGGCTATAAACATTGGGCAATTTTCGTCGGAGCATACGTCCATTAACACCCTTCTTATGCTTTCGCGGTCTATGCATTCGCTCATTCTGCGCCCTCCTTTTCATCTACAACGTCCAATCCGTCAACCGCGTATCCGCCGGGTTTGCCCTCAAGCAGCACAACAACTGTCCCGCAACATTCCCATGGGTTCGAACGCACCGTCCAGACTTTACCCTTGTCTTCTTCGTTCACGGTATAATTACCGTTCATAACAACCCTGTCGCCGATTTTTACCCTGACACCCACCATCGTCAATCCTCCTGCCATTCTGGGTTATCGTAAACGTTCCCGTAAATCTCGCAGTCCCCGCTGCACAGGTTACAGAAGTTTTCTATATCCCATCAGTAAACTGTACGACAAACTGCGCGTCGTCGTTGTCGAACACCACAACTCCGCACCAGTCGTCGTACTTGATGATGTCACCCTCGAACATTTTGTTGCCGTATGCGTCCGTTCGTCCGATGTAGCGCCCCACGGAGTCAGGAGCTACAGTGTAAGTGCAACTCTCGATGTTACTCTTAGAGTCGTAACATTTTATCTGATGCTCTCCATCGTGTGTGATGTACGGAAATCCGCATACCCACTCATCATTGTCTGTCCGCTTTCCGCGAAAAAGAATTTCGCTCATGTGTACACCTCCTTAATTTCAAGAACGCCGAAGCCCTTTTCTTCGCTGTACCTAACGCTATATTCGCAGCCGTCAATAGCTCTCAAGACTTTTGCAACCGCGTCTGCATACTGAGCGTATGACTTAAACTGGACATTAACCGGGTTCGCCGCCCCAGAAACGAGCGAACCCAGAAAACCGTCCATGGCGCATATTTGGGATTCCTGCATTATAACCTGATTTGTGAAGATTGAACAGCCCTTATACTTACCCTCAAGTATCTTTGCCTGACACGTAATCATCGGGTTGCCCTTTTTGCTCCTCCTCAGCTCCAGCTTGTTAACTGTTACCCTGTACACGCCATAAGGAACCCTATACCAATAACCGCCCTTAGCGGACTTTTTGCTGGTATGACGGGAACTCTGACCCGAATGAACCTCCGGGTAATGGTGGTCGTTCAGCCATCGCTGCGTGCGCATTTCGGAGCAATGACCTTTCCATCGCTCCAAGTCCTCGCAGTACCGCTCATACCCATTGGGCATTGAGTAATATTTACTGCCGCGCTCAAACATGGGGCGCTCCATGTACCAACCCATCACCCTACCTCCTGCGAATCCGGCTTACACCCAAGCCCGTTTTCGAGAAGCCACATGCCCGCGTCGGTCAGCTTGTACGCCTTGCCTGTCGAGGTCCTCGTCACTGTTAGCAGCTTCTTTTCTCCGAGCGTGGCGAGCACCGCCCCCGCTGATATCGCAGACATGCCCGCGCCAACCGCTGCCTGAAGTACTCCCGTCGAAGTGCATGTCCCGTCCTCGTCCACCTCAGCGGCGACAGCCCGCATTATAACCAGCTGTTTAGACGTGAGCGTTATTAACTCTCCGTTATATGTGCTCTCGAATGCGTTTCCTTTGGCTTTCTTTGGGGTATTCTTGCAAGGGGGTACAGGAGTACCCCCGCCGCCCTCCTGTGCAAGGGAAGTACCGTTCCGCTCACAGGAGAGGTATTCTTTAGTTTGGGCTGCTGTCTGAGCTTTCGCTCGCTTGTACTCTGCTTCCAGTCTGGATATTAAGAGGTTAAGCGCTGACTTGTTCGCGTCGTCGGCTTCTATCAACACTTCCCGCAGCTGCTGGTCGTTCCAGTTGGCTGCAATCTCCCGCAGCCTCGGCTCCAGTCTTTCCGCGAAATCCCGCGCCTCGTCAACCGTCATAAGCTGCTGTATTGCTGCATCACCCTTGCAGATTCTCACGAGTTCGGGCTTAGTAAATCTGATACTGTCAGCACCGTCCTGACAAGAGTACCCGGCTACACCCTGTTCGGGTATGTCCTTGTAGGCGTCCCTTATCCACCACTTGCCCTGGGTATCGATAAGGATACCCCGCTTGTTCTGAACTATCGACACCCGCTTGCCGTTCATGCTGGTCACTATCATTCTGCTTCCTCCTCCTTACCATAAGCAACACCTATGTAATCCAACACGGCGCCACAGCCCAATTTGTTGATGCAATAGTCCCATTGCCGAGGGTGTGTGTTTCATGCGTTCAAAACGGTTAGGACGAGGTTCTCTGTGAACGCCGAACATACAAAACATACAACCCGTCCTACTCACCCCTGTGGTCTTGAGTAGACCACCACAGTCAGACACGATGTCCCCGTAAACTTCATTCGCATAGCGTAACGAACGTGTGTAGATGTAACGTAACACGTCTTGTTCAGTCCAGAAGCTCATCGGCGTGGATACCTGCCGTTTGCTGTCAAAAGCATTGCACCCATTCTGTAGCCACACAGTTTCTCTAACCTTACTTTCTTCTGTCATGGTGGCGATAAACGGTTTCCTGTCCGTTTCTTTTTCGAAACTTTTAATCGGTGCTTTTTTCATAACTCTACAACATTTCTCGGACACCTTTATGTCAGTGTTAAGCGCCACGTCCAGAGCTTTTCGACTTAACGGGTTGAAAGTGTATGTTTCGTTATCCTTAACTCTGACGCCATAAAAATGCCTGTCCACCGAACGCTGATCACCCCTTTTTAGCGCAGACCTACCATATTCGATGTTATACGCTGTTTCTTTACTGAAAACAGGATAACCATACTTGTTGATTACCTCGTTAAACGGCATTGACGGTTTAAGCCAGATCACGTTATCAACACTTTTGACGAACTTTCTTATCTCAGGGTATTCAAGCCCCGTGTCCACAAATACAGCAGGAACGCCGGGGTACAGCCCGCGAACAATGTCCAACAGAACCGTGCTATCCTTTCCTCCTGAGAAGCTAACGTAGACACTGTTTTCACCGAACGCCCGCACCCACTCCCGAATGCGCTGCTGCGTTAGTTTAATTTTGACGTCTAGGGGCATTGACTGTAGGTACCTCAAATGCTCCACTGTCTGCTTAGTGCTAGTCGCCATCAATTCTGCACCTCCTCTGCTCCGCACGGAATCTCTTCGGGTTCGGCGAATACCTCCATTACTACCCCGTTCTTGAAAGCTGCGTTAACATATCCCACAGCCGTGCCAGTCACGCGTTCGAAAGCACCTGTACCCTCAAGATACTTAGCCACCGCGTAGGCTATCTGGTGCTTAGCGTCGTCAAGGGTGGGGGCGTGGAACTCTCCTAGTATATGTGCGTTCAGCCCGTCCCAATGGACTTCGTGCTGCCCGTCGTCGATTACTACCGAGCACTTCGCCTTGTACTTTGTAATTGTTGCCATATTTACCTCCTTGGGAACCCTGTGTGGTTCCTGTTACCATTATACCACACAAGGTTTATTCCCGTCAAGTCGTTTATTGCCAAGTTATTTGTCAGCGTACTGCCTGTATTGCTGCGAGGATTGCGTTCATCATTGCGGGAGCGAACGACACCATCATGAACCTGCTCTCGTCTTTGGTTTCAGCCTTGCCCGTCGCGGGCTTGTGTGTGATGAAATCTGTGTATGCGTTGACCAGTCCCCAGCCTGTTCCGCGGAAATTGCTGTTGTCGTCGGCGTTGTACGCGCTGCGGAACTTCGCCCTTGCGTCCTCCAACTGATGGAGTTTGAACGGGTTCATGCCCTCGCGGTCAACTATCGGGAACATCTGGTCGAGCACCTTGTCCACCTGTGCGGGCGTCAGCCTTATCCCCGCGTACTGCTCCGCCATCTTGTTCAGCTCCTGCATGTAGCTGGCGCTGAGCTTCAGTACGTCCCTCGCCTCCTGCAGTTTCGCCTCGGCATTGCCGACGTGGCGAATAGATACCGTGTTCTGCGTGTCCTTGAACGCGAAATTAAACTGGTTCTGGCAGACCAGCCGCAGCGGGCATATTGCTGCAGTAATCTTTATCTTTCCCGAGAAGCCATTGCGGAAGATTACGTGCGGTACGAACTTGTCCCCAAGAATGTCCACGCCCGGCAGCTTGGCGATAATATAAACCATACCGCTCTGTGTTTCGCCCGCCTTTTCGTAGCTCAGCTCGTCGCCCATGAAGTCGACGAACTCGAAAGCCTCGCGATTCTGCACCAGCTGGAACTTGTCCGATACCACATCATACATCTTACCGTTGGAGTTTACCGTCATGAAACGGTTCGGTGCAGCCACGAACGCGCCACCCTCGGCAATCTGCGTATATACTGGCTGCTTCGACACGGTGTAGTCCAGTCCGGACTTCTGGAGCACCTGCTCCATACTCTTGCATTCGGTCACGTCCTTGCCGATAGCATGCCATGTAGTTGTTCTGTCCACGTAAATATGCTCGCTCATTAGTTTTCCTCCTTAGTGTTTCCAATGGTATAAATGTCAAGGTCCCCCGGTGCCACGATTGGCTCTCCGTTCGACCGCGCTTCTGATGTGAGTTCGTTAACAAGCTTCTCCGCTCTCCATTCATGCGTGAATGTCGCTATAACTTTTCGCGTGAGCAGGTCCACAACATCGACCTCGTGGTATCCGCGTGTCCTGATGATGAATCTTCTTACCATGCTTCCTCCAGTCTGGGCGCTATGTAAATCTTCGCGCCCGACTTCTTCAGCGCCTTTACTTCGTCTTCCGTTGCCCCGGAGTATGCGGGGACATACCCGAGTTCGCTCTGCACGTACGCCCACATCTCCCGCTCCGTACCCTCAATCAGCATGAACGTGCTGAACCCGTTAACCGTGGGTCTGAGCAACCAAACTCTTCTGTACATTTGCTTTTCCTCCTCCCTAAGGGCGTCACTCGACGCCCAGTTCTGCCGCTATCTTCTGTCCCAGCTCTGTGAGCTTGAAGCTCGTCGCCATTCTGCCGTCCACTTTCTGGCGACATCTCGCGCCCAGCTTCTTCTCGCAGAGGGTGGAAATCATCGCGCCGACCGTCATGGGCTTGCCCTTAAACTGTCCGCCAATTTCGTCGCAGAGGCAGTCAACCCAGATTTCGCTGTCCAGATTCTCCCAGAAGTTGCTGTCCGGCAGGTGCTTGATGAAGTCTACCTGCTTCGCCGTCAGGGTCACGCCCTCGAACTCGTGGGCGATGTCCTTGGACTTGCGCTTCTTGGGCTTCTCAGCCGGGGTTGCCTTGGCTGCCTCGATTGCAGCCGTCACTGCGTCGTCATATCTCCAGTGTGCACTCAGGCGCTCGCCGTCCTTGTAAACGAGGTATGTCGTGGTGTCGCCGTCCCAGTTGGACTCTATCTTGAAGCCCTTAGGGAGCTTGGACTTCTCGGTCTTCCTGTCCTCGATTTCCTTGCGTCCGATGTTTGTGAAGTCGTTCGCCTCGTTCTGCTCGTGGTTCAGTTCGTCGAGAACTGCGTCCACCTCGTCCTGCTCGGCGTTGCGCTCTGCGTTGCCCTTGACCATCTCTACCCATTCAGCTGCTGCTGCGTCGTATGCCGTTGCGCTGATGCGGGTCTTCTTGCCATTGCCTGTCTTCTTGTAGTATCTGCCGTTGCTCTCGTTGTATGTGGTGTCGCCGATTATGAACATTGTCTTGGTGGTCTGTGTCATGGTATTTATCCTCCGTATCAACTCAATTTCGATTGTGATTTCCGTGGAGGTTATTCAAACCCCCACAAAAATTATACCACAGCAAATACCCTTTTGTCAATTGGCAGAGTGCACAAAGTTTTAACCTCAACGAATGTCGTTTTTGTGCATATTGCACAATGCATTGGCAGACTGCACAATCGAACAGCCCGCAGAGGGTACCCACGTTGTACAGTCTGCACAATGCTTGTGAAAACAATGTTACAGGTTGTGACATTAGTTTCATGCCGACGGTGTTGTAATGCAATTGCGTCAATACAAATCGTTGCACAAGTCAATACAAATGACAAACCCACCGAAGCCGCCGTTCTTTTTAGAAAAAGGAG